GTTCCGTCTGCTGGGTTTATTGGTAAAACAAGGTTAGACCTTATTTATCAATTATTCAAGGGGAAACTCCCTATGGAGTGGAACCTCGAGGACCTCCTTAACGAAACCGTTAAGGCCCACGATGACATTATTATGCACCGTGGTGTAGTTAATGGCACTTCCCGTTGGAAGGCTATTACCCAATATTCCATTGGTTTATTGGAAGGTCGGGATCCGGAAAACCCAGGATGGGTTTCTACCGGTAGAGTAAATAAATGGCCAAAAGTTTTGGGTCATTTACGCCCCGTTTATGTTTTTATTAAAGATAATATCTCTAGTAAAGACATGGACACACAAAAGCAGATTGCAGAAGCAATGAGATTGTGTTTAACCTTATTTAAGTTAAATAAGATCTGTACTGCCAATTCTGATATGTCTTCCTTATTAGATAATATAGGAAAACGTAAAAGATTGGACCCCAAATTTGTATCCGATTTCGAGAAGTATGTTCGAATTCGATTACAAAAGGAAAGCGATAGCATTGCTCTCGCTGACCTTGACATTAATTTGTTTCTTTCACCTAGTAATGGGCCGAATGCTCTACCTAAGCTGAATACAGCTTTATTAGAAGCATCTGTCCTGGAAAAGAACAGTGCGCTTTTACAGGCCCTAAAAAGAATTTGTACTATTACAAATAGTAACAATTTCTTTACCTTTTTCACACAGTGTGCAAAGAAGTATCGGAATTTACCGAGTAAACTCACGAATATAAAACTTCGTAAGCTTACGGCAATTCCCGATAAGGGTAACAAGGCCCGAGTTATCGCGGTTTGCGATATTTGGACCCAATCAGTATTAGCGCCCTTGGAAAGGGTTGTTGTGGAAGTAAGTGCAAGGTTATTTCCTAATAACCTAGCTTACTTCTCACACAGGGATGGTTGGGAAAGAATTAAGTCCCTTCCTATGGAAACTCGTGAAAGATGTGTATCATTGGATGCATCATCCTGGACCGACAATTTCCCAGCTTCATTACAATATATTGTAGTGAAGGCCCTATTCGGAGAATCAATGAGCTTATGTTGGAAAACATTAGCTGTTGACTGCGAATGGTACGTACCCCATATGCCCAGACCAATTAAGTTTGGTAAGGGACAAGGGATGGGTACCAAAGGTAGTTTTGCAATTGCACAACTTACCGATTTACTCTTTGTTGAATACGTTCTCAACCGAGAGTATGGACAGGGTTCCTACTTTATTAAAGTAGGAGATGACCTAGTAG